CCATGCGACGTTTAGCAACATTACAGAGCAGCACAAAAACCTTTATCAGGACTGCCTGGGGCCGACGCTGGTCATGGTGGAGCAGGACCTGGAGGTGCAGTTGCTGCCGGAGTTTGAGGATACGGATGGAGTTTACGTCGAATTCAACATTGCAGAGAAGCTGGCGGGATCGTTTAAGGAGCAGGCGGAGGTACTACAAGCGGCGGTGGGACGGCCGTGGATGTCTCCTAACGAGGCACGCGGGCGGATGAACCTGAGGCAGATGGGCGGGGATGCGGACGAGCTGGGGGTGCCGTTGAATATTATCGTTGGTGGGCAGGCGGCGCCGGCGGATACAGAGCCAAAATCTGCAAATGGGCGAATGGGCAAATCTGCAAAAGAGCCGGGAGAGGCCTGGTTGGATCCTACTCTACCGGAATTAAGGGAAAAGTACCGGAAAAAGTGGGCGACGTTGTTAGTGAAGACGTTCGAGAGGCAGAGGGCAGCGGTTATGAGCAAGCTGAAGGGCGCAATCCGGCGGATTACGCTACAAAACGGGAAAACGGTGCCGGATATTGAGGTCTTGTGGGACAGCGAGCGTTGGAACCGGGAGTTGACGGCGGATTTTTACGCGCTAGGGACGGCGACGGCGGTGGAATGGGCCAAGTTTGTAGCTGACTTGATGGAGGTGGAGCTGCAGGAGGACGAACTGCTGCCATGGGTTTCGGAGAATTCTCGGATCGCGGCAGAATACGTGAACGAGTCGACGAGGAATCAGATCGACGAGGCATTATTGGAAGAGTCGCCAGTGGAGGCGCTGGCTAACGTTTTTGCCCTGGCGGCGGGTGTGCGGGCGATGCAGATCGCGACCGGGCGAGTGACGGCGCTGGGTAATTTTGGCGCTGTACAGGGTGCGCGGCAGGGGAATTTGCGGACGAAGCGATGGAAGACGAACAGCGGAAATCCCAGACCGTCACATATTGTAATGAATGGCCAGACGGTGGGAATCCGGGAGACGTTTTCGAACGGGCTGCGCTGGCCGGGAGATCCGCGAGGATCGGCGGATGAGACGGCGAATTGCCAGTGTAGTGTGGAGTTTGGAACGTAGAGGCGCATCTGAGGATGCTGACTCCTCAATATTGTAGATAGGTATTGGCAGGTGATCATGAAGAAGAAGACTTTTCAGGGTGCGATCGAGATTAAAGAGGATGGAAAGCCGGGAGAGTTCCGGGCGGTGTTTTCGACGTTCAACGTGATCGATAAGGATCGGGACGTAACGCTGCCGGGGGCGTTTAAAGAGGGGCAGAAGGTACGGATTGCATACTGGGGGCATCGATGGCAGGATTTGCCGGTGGGCCGGGGGGAGATCCATGCGGATGAGGAAAAGGCGTGGGTGGACGGGCGGTTTTTCATGGATACGGAGGCCGGCAAGGAGACGTATTTGACGGTTAAGAACCTGGATGAGCTGCAGGAATGGAGTTACGGATATGACATTCTGGATGCAAGCCAGGGAAAGTTCGAGGATCAAAACGTTCAATTCCTGCGCAGTTTGGAGGTTTACGAGGTTTCTCCGGTGCTTTTGGGCGCCGGGGTGGATACACGGACCGAATTTATAAAGGAGGGTCCTCAAGGAGACCCTCCGGAACCAACGGCGCCGGGCGAAGGCGAGGGCACCAGTTCCATTGGCGGCAACGGCAATGGGGCTGAGGGCGAGCCGAGCGGGCCGGGGCCGGAGGTGGTGAGGACGGGAATCGATATTTTATTACTGGAGGTGTGAAGATGACTCTTAAGGAATTGAGGGAAAAATGGGAAAAGGCTCTGCGGGATGCGCGGGTGATTGCGGTGAAGGCAGAGGAGGAAGGGCGAGGTTTCACGGCGGAGGAGCGGGGCCAGGTTGAGACGTTGCTGACGGAAGCGGCTGATCTGAAAAAACAGGTCGATACGCTGATGAAGGAAAAGGACGCCGATGACGCGCTGATGCGGCAGATCATGGCGCTGGGGGCGGGATTGGATTTGGATGGAGCGCCACCGGCTGACCAGACGCCAGGCGGGAATGGCCGGAAACGGCTGAGTATTGGCCAGCAGTTTGTGGAAAATGAGACATTCAAGGGCTGGATGAAGTCGATCGCGCCGAGCGGTCAGATTCCGGAAAAGGCGCGGGGGCTGATCTCGCCGCCGGTGGAGTTCAAATCGCTGTTCAAGGCGCTAGTAACCGGGTCGGATGACGAAAGCGCGGGCGCTTTTGTTGTCACTGACGTGACCGGAATTTATGAGCCGCTGGGGCGCTATCCGCTGAATATCATGGGGCTGGTTTCCCGGCGGACCACCGGCAGCGATTTAGTGGAATTCGTCCGGCAGACGGTGAAGGTGCAGGAAGCTGCACCGGTACCGGAGGCGAACGTTACCGAGGTTACCGGCGCCACCGGGGAGGTGAGCGGCGAAAAACCAGAGGCAAATCTGGAGTTCGAAAAGGTGACCACACCGGTCAAAACCATCGCGGTTTGGATCCCGGCTACCAAGCGAGCACTATCGGATGCGGCCCAGATCCGGGGGATTATCGACCAGGAGCTGCGCGATGACCTGATGGAAGAGCTGGAAGACCAAATTCTGAACGGAAATGGCACCGGCGAGAATTTCACCGGGTTGTTGAACACTGCCGGAATTCTGACGCAGGCGTGGGATACTGATCTGCTGACGACCATCCGCAAGGCGCGCACGGCGCTGCGAGTGCTGGGACGGTCGACTCCAACGGCAATGGCCATGCATCCCAACGACGCAGAGAGGTTGGACCTGTTGAAGGATGACCAAGGCCGGTACTATTTCGGCGGACCGATTAACGGGGATACGTCGAGGGTCTGGCGGGTGCCGGTGGTGGAAAGCGAGACCCAGACCGAGGGCAGCGGCGTGATGGGCGATTGGCGTAAGGCGGTTGTGTGGGATCGGGAGCAGTCTTCGATCCAGGTCAGTGACAGCCACGCGGACTTTTTTATCCGCAACATGGTAGCAATCCTGGCCGAGCTGCGGGCAGCGTTTGGCGTGATTAGGCCGTCGGCGTTTGTCGAGGTGGAGCTGGAGTCGGGTAGCTAAGGCGGTCCCTTCGACAAGCTCAGGGACCGGCGCAGGGACCGGCGCAGGGGCCGGAAAAGGCCAATAGGGGCGGTTCGCGAACCGCCCCTACGGAGGTTGATTTGCACGTAAATGTAGTTTGCCGGAATTTGCACGAGGACCGGGTGATACCGAGGTTTGCTGGTTACCTGGCGAAGGCGTTGGGGTGGTCGGTGACGGCAAAGCCGGATCCGGGTGCGGATGTGGTGTATCTATCCGGATATTTCGAATCGCAGATGTGTAAACCGTGGCCGGATGCGCCGGTAGCGGCGTATTTTACGCACCGGGAGGAGGAGCCACCGGGAAACCGCAAGGCGGCGCTATTTGATGCGATCGGGAAGCGGGTGCAGTTGCGGATCGTGACGGCGCCGATGTATGGAAAGATGCTGGATCGGTTTGGGCCAACGGTGCGGATGATGGCGCCGGTGGAGCGAGGACGGTTCATTATTACGCGCGTAATAAAGTCGCGCAGGATGACGGCCGGGTTTTCAGGGTATACATACCGCAACAAACGGAAGGGGGAAGATCTGGTCAAAGCTGTCCTTGGGTCGAAGGCAGGGCAAAAAATGGATTGGCGGGCCTCGGGTCGTGGCTGGCCGGTGCTTACGAAGCGATATTCCTGGAAGGAGATGCCGGCGTTTTACCAAAGCTTGGATATTTTAGTATGCACAAGCCGGGTGGAAGGTGTGCCGATGCCGCCACTGGAGGCATTGAGCTGCGGGGTGAGCGTGGTGATCCCCCAGGGTGTGGGGATGCTGGATGAACTGCCGGATATTTCGGGGATCCACCGGTACCGGAAGGGGGATGCGGCCGGATTGGTGAAAGCGCTGGAGCAGGCGGCGGCGGGGCGGAGCTCGGTGGATCGTGAGGCGCTGCGGGCGGCGACGGCGGCGTATTCGGTGAAGGCATGGTGTGAGGGGCACCGGGAGGCGTTTACTGCGGCATTTGAGGGAGTGGATGGAGGGCTGGCGGAGGATTTTGATAAGAGAGGATTTGTGCCAGTGGACACAACAGCAAATTTAGAAATGAACGAATTGGAAGTCGATGCGGAGAGGTCTTCTGAGGTTGAAGACCTGGCAGGTCGTAGGGCTAGGGGAATTTATTGTGTGGCGTTTGGGGATCCGGCGCGGACGTGTGCGCTGAGGATGATGGAGAGCGCAAAGAAACACATGCCGGAGATCCCGATTGCCTGCTGCTCGGATCGAAAGATCGGTCCGGAGGATTTGCTGATCAAGCAGCCGGATTCGGACGTTGGCGGGCGGCGGGCAAAGCTGCGGGCGTATGAGTTGACGCCGGCGGAGTGGACGGCGGTGTTATATTTAGACGCCGATACGGTAGTGGTGGGGGATATCCGGTTTTATTTTCAATTGATCGAGGATGGATGGGAGTTTGTGATTTGTAAAGATCCCCATCTGATGGATACGATGCACAGTTTTCGACGGCGAAATAACCTGGCGGAACTAGACGAAACGGCGGAACGGATCCACACGCTGCATACGTTGCAGTATAACGGCGGGGTGTGGGCTTTTGGACGAGGGAAGCGGATCAAGCAATTTTTTGCGCGGTGGCTGGCGGAGTGGGAACGACATGCGCAGAGAGACCAGGGGGCGTTGATCCGGGCGATGTATACGGAGCCGTTGCGGACCTACGTGTTGGGAAACGAGTGGAACACGTTTCCCAAGTACACGAAGGGGATAAAAACAGCGGGGCTGATGCATTATCCAGGGGATGCGCGCAGGTGGAAGGGGATGCTGCCGGGACGGATCGATAGCCCGGAGGCATGGAAGCGGGTGCAGGTGTTTGAACAGACCAGGAGGGGGAGACGATAGGTGGAGAGAGTGCAAGCGGTTA